AAACGTAATTCTAGGTTTTTTTTATGTCTATATTAAACAATTTTAAAAATATATTTAAACAAGCACCAAAACCTCAACGAATACCAACTGGTTTTGAAACATTTGATTCTGGTAGATTTTTTTCTCAAGATTTGGTTAAAACGTCACAGTTAAATGAGCTGAAAGGCTGGGTAGGTGCTTGTGTAACGGCTATTTCTGATGAAATTGGATCAATCCAAATAAAGTTATTTGAACAAAAAGATGATGGTTCAGTCGAAGAAATAAACGATAGTCCTATATTAGATTTACTTAATCGTGTTAATGAATTTACAACTAAGTTCGATCATTTTTGGTTAACTCAGTCATATTTAGAGTTGACTGGTGAGGCACCTTGGTTTTTAGAACGCAATACAGAAGGCGAGATAATAAATATCTACTTTTTAAGACCAGATAGATTTTTTCCTATTCCAGATAGAAATAACATTGTTGGTGGTTATGTGTATAAACCAGATGCTAGAACGACTATTGAATTAGCACCAGAAGATGTTATCTTTTTAAAGATTTTAAATCCAGCTAACCCATTTAGAGGTAAAGGTACTCTTGAGCAAGCACAACTTACAGTATCTATTGAAAGATTTTCAGAAACATGGAATGCTAACTTTTTTAGAAATTCAGCAAGACCAGAACTTGTTCTTAAGATTAAAGACCTTAATCAGATGAGTGAAGAGCAAAGAGATAAACTAAAGAAAAGTCTTAAAGCATCTTACGGTGGTGTTGAAAAATCAAATCAAACAATGGTTCTATGGGGTGATATGGATATCGAACCAATTTCTTCAAGTGCAAAGGATATGGACTTTGCAGAACAGACTAAACTGACTAGAGATAAGATATTAGGAATATTTAGAGTTCCTAAGGCTATTATTGCTCAAACCGACGGTGTTAATCTTGCTAATGCAAAAACAGCCGAGAGAATATTTGCAAGATATACAATTGAACCAAAGATGGAAAGATTAATCCAACAGTTGAATGAATTTTTACTTCCTCAATTTGAAGGAACTGAAAATCAATTTTTAGACTTTGTTAGTCCTGTTCCTGAGGATGTTGAGTTAAATTTAAAGAAAATAGAAGCAGGTTTAAATAAGTACTTAACAATAAATGAAATTAGAAATTCTAATGGATTTGATTCAGTCGAAGGTGGTGATGTTTTATACTTACCTCTTAATTTAGCACCACTAGACGGTGTGACCGATGACATGGTTGATGATGAAAAAGGATTAAAGGTAATCGTTAAACAAAAAGTAAAGAGAGATAGAGTAAATCAAATGAAAGCTCTTAATAGAGATTATTATGATATTAAAGATAATTTTAAAAATGTTAAGGAAGATGCTAAGAAGTTAATTAAAAAAGAATTAAAAGAATTATTAAAAAAGAAACAACCTAAGTCATGGGATGCTGATAAGAGATTTAGATTCTGGGAAGCAAAGAATAAGATATTTGTTAAGTTTTCACCTATTGTAAAGAAAGCATTTGTCGAGATATTTAAACGTCAACAAAAAGAAGTGATTAAGAATTTAACAAAAGAACTTAAAGATCAAAAAAGCATTGAGTTAAAGGCAATCAAGGTTAATGATGTTACTTTAAATAAAAAGAAATGGGATAAGATAATGTTTGATGTTACATTCCCACTTTTTGAAGAGATATTTAAACAGGGTGGTACTCAAACAAATGCATTCTTAGGAATAGATGATGAGTTTGACATTACATCCGAAAAGAATAGAGGATTTATTAATTCTAGTACTAGAAGATTAGCTAAAGGTGTTAATGATATTACTAATGAAAAATTAACTAAAGAATTAACTGATGGTCTACGGAATAATGAAGGAATAAAAGATTTGACAACCAGAGTTAATCGAATATTCGGTAATGCTAAAAAGACAAGATCTATTGCAATAGCAAGAACAGAAACTGTTAGATATAATGTATCGGCAACTGAACAAGCATATATTGATTCAGGAATAGTATCAGCAAAGGTATGGCAGGTTGATGGAGATCCTTGTCCAAGATGTATATCAATGCAAGGAAAAGTAGTGGAATTGAATGGTGCTTTTATTAAAAAGGGTGATAATGATCCAACGGGTGTAAAAGTTGATTATACGACAATACTCGGACCACCATTGCATGTGAATTGTCAATGTGATCTCGTGCCCCAGTTCAAATCATCACGTAAAGATATTAATAAAATAAAGAAGTTTATTAGTTATAAGAAAAAGAAAGAAATTGAATATAGATTTTCAGGTGAAAGAAAGAAAAAGCTATTAGAGTTAGATAAAAAAATAAATGAACTTAATTTAAAAGTTAATGACGTTGATATTCTAAAATCTAAGAACATAAAAGGAGAAAAAGATATTGATAAAGAAAAACAAACCTTAGTTAAACTAAGAGAAAAGATGATTGCCGAATATAACGACGATGTAGATGGACAATAAACTTAAAAAAATTAAAGAAATAAGTGATGTACTTGGAGACAAACCGAAGGTAAATAAAAAGAGAAGTATTTTTTTATTGGAGTCAATTGAAGAACAGATTGCAAAAAGTAGATTATTTGACTGTAAAAGTTCTGAAGATACATTAAAATCATTAAATAGAGTAAAAGAGTCAATTGATAATAGCGAAATAAGTAAAGATATATTTAATGATTTGATAGATTCAATAGAGAGAATGGTTAAGATAGTTATTGAAAAAGGATTTGACGACAGAAACATTGTAGCTGAATTAAAAGATATTTTAAAAGAGATAAGAGAGATTGAATTTCCAACAGAGATTGAAGTATCTAATCAAAAAGATTTCCCTAAAGAAATTAAAGTAAGTAACTTTCCAGAACAAAAAGAATTCCCAACTGAAATAAAGGTGGGTAATTTTCCAAATGAAATTAAGGTATCAAATCAAGAAATACCAACTGAGATTAAGGTCAGCAACTTAGACGAGATATCTAAAGAGGTCGAAGTTAAAAACTTCCCAGAACAAAAAGACCAAATTAAAGTTACAAACCTTGATGAGATAAATAAAATAATCGAAGAAGGAAATAAGAAGATAGAGAAAATAAATAATATAAATAAAATTTTAAAAACAATTAGATAATTAACTCAATATTTTTATGGCTAAACAAGATAAAGCCACAATTCAAGCAATAACAGAAGTTAAAGGAGATACTCTTTTAGCAATTGCTTCAGATGAAACAGTTGATCGAGCAGGAGATAAAATCAAGGTAGCTGATTGGGATTTTAAGAATTTCTTAAAAAACCCAGTATTACAAGCTGGTCATGATTATAATCCCCAGTTCACAATTGGTGTGGCAAAAGATATCAGAGTGGAAGGAAAGAAAGTTCTTTTTACTCCAGTATTTCATGACATAACACAACTTGCTCGTGAAATAAGTAAAATGTATAAAGAAAAATTTTTAACTGCTTGGAGTGTTGGTTTTATTCCAGCCAAAGAAGATGGTGATACACATGAACTTTTAGAAGTTTCTGCTGTCGCTGTTCCTGCTAATCCAAATGCAGTAACAATGGTTAAGGGACTTGAGAAGGAAGCAAAAGAATACGATGATAATGTTGTTAAAGAAATTGAAGATTGGACAAAGAAATCCGACAAGGAAGATATGGATGTAGATGAAAAACCATTTGAGAATTTTCATGCATGTCGTTTAAGAAATCCAGATAGCTTTCAAGAAGAAAGTTTTAAGACTCTTACTCGAACAAGCACGCAATTTAAAAAGAAATATAATGTAATTGTTGGTAAATTAAAAGGTGAAGATACGACAATAGATCAATCTTTTAAATATAACAAAGAATCATGGAAAGAAAGTCAAGCAAAGAAACATTGTTCTGAACATGATGGGAAGTTATTTGAACCTGCAATTAAAGAAGAAAAAGTGGAAAAAGCAAGAGTCGAAAAAGAAACAGGCGAAACCGATGACCATACTCATATTGCTATATATGATAGTGAATCAGGTAATGGTGATACGGATACTTCAGTTGGTCATATACATTTAATTAAGAATTTTAAAGTACAAGAAGCTAAAGAACATACGCATTCACTTGCTAAATCAAAATCTATAGAAAAATCAGTAATTCCTTTTGCTGATCACGGTATAGCATCAGAAGATAATAAATGGAATGAAGAAAAAGAAATTAAAGCAGCTAATACCACAGATTTATTAGTAATGAGTGCATGGTTTGATAATGAAAATCCAGATTTA